TGCCGTCCAGACGGCTCAGGAGATGCGCCTTAGCTTCCGCCTTGGCAGCTACACGCGCACGATCCTGCTCTTGCGTCTGGATAGAATCAAGTGCAGGCTTCGCGATCTCCTGCGCCCTTTTGTCAATGGCCTCCTGAAACTTCGGATGGGCCAACAGTTCTTCGATCGTGGGCATCTGGTCATCTCCTTGGCGGCTATCAGTGGCCGCAGTGGTTTGTGTTGTGGTGCCGTCGGTAGCTGGCTGCGTCTTGCGCTGCCTCTGCCACTGACGGGCCAACATGTAATTATCTCCGTCGTCATCCGGAGGCAGGCGGCGTAACGTAACATGCGCATGGGACTCATGCCGCATGTTCTTGTCTGTCATGTACACTTCGCCTTTGGCGTTGGTGTAAAAATCTACATCGCCGTCACCGTCTGGATCCTGCGGCGTTAACTGCTCGCCTGTCGACGGATCGATGGGCTGATCGGTGAACTGGACAGAGTCTGTTATGGCCTGCCCGTCCAGAAGTACTCGAAACTTCACAACATCACTCTCCTCTTCTGGCGGTCCTGCCGCCATGATCGTGGCTAACTGTGAGTCAGCGAAAGGCTGCAAGGAATCAAGTATCCCCACGACCTGACTACCCGCCGTTGCCTCGTTCATCACAGCATCAGAAGCTGGAATGTCCAAATACGTGGCCACGTCGACGGTCTTTCCGTTAATCTGGCGTTGTGTCCAACGGCCCATGGCACGCATAGAGTCTCCCACTGGTACTCCTTGAAGGATTAAAGCCTCAATATCGCGCCCCTTGGCAGTGCGTAAGATCTCGACGTCGGTATACACCCAGCCGTCTGCGTCCATCGTTACATCAAGGTGCTTCCAAACGCTGTTGCTCGCCTGTGTGTCAAAAACGGGTTTTCCGCTCGTTGATTTGAGCACTCTGGGATGCGGACTTTCTCCAATTGCGCGTCCTTGAGCGATGTACGTATCTTTCATTCGTTGAATCGCGTCTTGAAGAACCTCCGTGGGATACAACCGGTTGTTCTCATTGACCACATTGGCACGCGTCATCTTAAGTCGAACGCGCATAGGCTTGTCGGCACCGTCCGCTGCACTGTCAAGGTTCGTCTCTGTCGCCAGCGTGTTGTCATCGGTCGCGGCCTTTTCCCCGCTACTCGTATCCATGTGGGCTTGTTTCGCAGCCCCGAGGATCCGGCGACGAGCTTCCGTACGCTCAGCGTCCGTCAGATCTTTCGTGCGATCAACCATGTCCCACGCCAGTCGAATTTGCTTCTTATTCAGCATCCCGCTCTCGTATAGCGGTAATTGCTTCTTACCGGGCACGCCGAACATGTGATCCGGCATGTTTTTTCGTTCATTAGTTCCTATCGGCAAACCATCCACTCCTTCCTACGGGCTATCCATTCGGCCCATTCGCACTGACAAGCGTGCATCTGCAATTAGGGTGTGCAGGAATGGTTGGGACGCTATTTAAGGGGTACGTCATACCATTTCGACCCGAACAGATCGGGCAAGTTCGACTATCCACGATGGCCAGCCATGTAACCCATTGCGTACCGATCTCGTTGTACGCGAGCAGCAGGTTGCGATTGTAGGCATTGGCCAGCTCAGTCTGCGCGATCATCTGTGCGCGCCACTGCGGCATATCCAGCACGGACTGAATGCGCGCTTCCCACTGTACAGATGATTCCTGCCCTGCGAATGCCTCTGACAACTGCTGTGCCAGTAGTTTCTGCGTTGTCTGCATGATGCCGGTCACCCGTTGCGCAGCTTCGTGCTTTAGCAACTGCTGCACCGCGCTATCCTTGACGGTTAATGTGACTCCTGGATGATCAGTCTCGGCTGCAACCTTCTGCCTGGCGATCTCTCCGACTTTCACGTAGGCATTACCTAGGTAACGCGCTAGATCCAGTGCGGAATCTGCAGACTCGGTTGCCCAGTCCTGCAGGAGCGGTGTTAGTAGCGGATTGACCGCGATGGATGATTTCTTGGCATCCGTAATCACACAGTCGCAGTCGCCTGGGTGCAATAGCGCTTGGGTCAGTGAATCCATCGTGTACTCGACAGCATCCATCCCTGCTGCCAGCGATGGTTGTACATCAGCGAGCCGAGCAATGCGCCCCCGGTTGCGGTTGAGAAAACGCTCCGACGCCATCCCAAAGTGCTCTTTCACACGCTGCCGGATCTGCTGCTCCATTTCGTCGAGTTGCGGATCATCATGTAGCGGATAGCTGATATCGTTGCCCGTTGCGCGCAGGTTGACGTTCGCCAAATCTTCGCTCGGTCCTGTGTTCTCTACGCTGTCTTGTGCAGGCTTACCCGTTGCGGCAGCGATCGGTTTCCCGAGTGGAACTTGTGACGGCTTCTCCGGATTGAGTTGGCCAGCTTCAGTTTGTTGTTCCGTTTTTGCCTCAGACTGTTCTGCCTTGATTCGCTCAATTTCCTGCTGGATGGCATCGTCATTATCGAGACCGAGATCCTTACTCAAAACTCGTAGCGCGGTCTCACGACTGATCAGCGGATCCGGTTGGGCCGCTCGGAGCGGGATGATCCGGTTAATGCGGTCATTCGCCGTATCCGTGTCGTTCTCGTACCAGCGGATGTTGTACTCGAGGATGGAGGGATCAATCTCAAGTAGAGCGAGCTGCAAATCAAAAAGCGACCTGATGCCGCTATACGCGGATCCGTCGCCGTTTTCAAGCAAGCTACGAAGCTCCTGAACATCCTCTTGGAACTGCTCCATCTGCTCCTGCACGATGTCACGGTTGACGTTCTGGCCAAACCCCATGAGGTGTAGCGGAACGCCCGTCGCAATCATGTACACTTCCTGTAGGTAAACTATGTCCTTAATGTGATCGAGGTTTCCGTCACCATCAAGGTTTTTCACGTCTCCAAGCCCATTTAAGAAGTAGTCGGTTACAATCTCATTCGGGCCACCAGTGATCTTGTTTCGCTTCATGTAGGCATCCACTTCCGGATCACTACCCGGATGCTGCGGTGTCCCGATGATATGAGCTCGTTTCATAGCTGCACGAGTACGCCGACGAATCACTAGGTCTTTCTCAGCGCGATCAAGTTGCTTCCACTTGGCAAGCATCGATAGGTACTGGCTACGTCCATACCGCTCGCCTTGCTCATGATCCCAGCGGATGTGATTGACCTGCCACAGCGCGAGTTCCAACAGAGGTTCAAGCGACAATGGGTCAATCTGCTGGAAGGCGCGACGATTATCCGGGAAGTTACCCGTAATGTCCTCATTGCGTTGCATCGTCAGTGCCGGCAAACTCTTAATCTCGCGAATAAGGTTACTAGATAGGTCCACGATTGGGTTGAGGAACAAGTCACCGTCACGCAAGAGCACACGTGCCCAGGCTGATAGTTTGGCATCCAGACTCACTCGCCGACGCAAGTCATCAATGGCAGCTTGTGCCTTCGCCGCTTCCTTCTTGCTGACCTCTGACGAAATCTTGAGATCGAACCCGCGCCGTACAGCTGTGGCCGCGAAACGGTGATTGGCCGACTTCACCCGCGTGTCTTCGCGCATCATTTGGTAGACGGCACGCAGAACTGACCGCCGATCCCATTCAACGCGGAACATCTCGTACTCCCACACGCTTGGAGAAGTCTTGCTGATTAGCCCTGTATCCGTGGGACTGGGCCGCTGTGCATTGGCCATCTCCGGCAGTTTGCGGTTAAACAAGTTGGTGATGCGATCGAGCAGTCCGATAGGCGCCACCTCCCTTCATTTTGGATCTCAATACCCCAACAACTCGTCATACGTAGCCACGTGAACTCTGGATATTACTTCTCGCGCCAAACCGAAGTGCGTATACAGCGCATAGCGCGTACGGTCCATCGCGTGATCATTCTGTTTCAGTGGCTTGTCCTCGCCACGCTTCTGTGCCTTGGCATCCCACACGTACCCTGAGAACTCACGTGTCGTCTGCCGGCAACTCGGATCCACGTAAAAGCGGCCATCGTTGAGCATCGACGATACGTACCGAATACCATCAGTTACGCTGTTGTCAGCCTCTCGTACGATGTGACCACGCTTGCGGAGCTCCGCTATAAATGACGCTGCACTCGGATCCACATACACAGCCTCCGGCTTGTCGCTTCCCAGCCATGAGTCGAAGTCATCTCCATACTCGCTGTCCGTCTTCTGCCTACCGCTCTCCTTACTGTCCCACCAGTATTCTCGGCTGAGATAGACAGGAGTTCCGTCCGACCACTGAAAGAGTCCGAAGGTGCAAGGATTCGTCGTTCCGTAGTCAATGGATACGATGCGTCTGGTGAGTCCTTCCGGTGTCACTTCGATGTGCCTTTTGTCATCCCACATATCGAAAATAGCACCCTCGGCCATCACCCAGAGTCCCTGAATAAAGCGCTTGTACCACAGACCCGTGTATTCATGCTTCAGATCCGCGACGTACTCCGGGTCTAAATTCGGATTGTCGTCAAGTTCGAAATGCCATGCCCTAAGGTTTAAACCTTCTTTTTCGAGATACTCTGTCTGAAGCCAGTGGTACGGGCCGTCCGGGTTAGTGGTACCGAAGAACTTAGCACCACGCACTGATAAGCGGCTGAGAAGCATCTTGAAGAAGTTCTCTGGCCACAATGTAATCTCGTCTCCATATGCTCCAGCTAGCGTTGCGCCGCGAATCTTACCCTCAGCCCGGTCATCGTTGGCGCCGACCACGTACACACGCCGCCCGCAGATATGCGCTTCACCGGCACCGCTATTGTAGTGGTACAACTCGTCACCGAGGATCTGATCTAGCACATCGAGGATATTGCGCTTGAGTGTTCGCTCTGTCTTGCCGATCATCAGCAAGTCGCCTGGTGGACCGGTTGCAATGTAGTCGAGCCACCTTACAATGCTCGCGATGGTCTTGCCCGATCGAACGCTGCCCTCCCAAAAGTTCAGGCGCGCGTCGCTGTACTTGATCGAGTCGAGTTGCTTTCTTCCGAATTTCCCCCATTCAAAACTCATTTCGCATCACTCTCACGGATGGCACGGGCCAAGTCAGACAGGCTATCAGAGCCGCCCTTCTTGCTACTCACGATACGATGCTTCAGATCCAGCGCCTTGAGCTTCTTGTCCTGGATGCGAGTGAGCGCTTCTTCGAGATTGATAATATCGTCGATGACGCGCATTTCTATTTCCTCGACCTGCGTCGTGACGAGCGTCTCTTGCGCGTGGATGACGGTACGAGTCACGCCGGACTTGTCGTCATATACATCAATCGGTTCCTTGACCGTCTTTCGCTCCTGCAGCACCCTCTTTTGCTTATCCGTAAGTCCGTTCATGAGGTTACGAATGCGAAGCATCATGCGGCGTTCACGTATGGCAAAAAGCCGGATTTCCTCGTCGAGTAACAACTGCGGATCTATCGCAACTCGTTCAAGGAGATCCCGCTCATGATCGTCCAGCGCGTCGAGCCAGATGGTTTCATGCTCGCCTGTTTTGAGCGCCTTCTTGTTACGCGGAGGGCCACCGTCGCCGCCTGTATTGCCCTTTGCGTTCTGATTCTTCTCCGGAGCACCCGCACGACGTTTCGGAGTACTCCGTACAACTGATTGGAGTACTCCGTTTAATCGTGACAACCAGCCGTCCTTGACCTTCCAACCACTGACCGTCTTTTCGGGTATACATAGTTGGTTGGCGATCTCTCGATTACCAATCTTTCCGTTGTGCTCAAGGTAGATAGAAAGGGCACGATCACGGTCAGGGCTGCGCTGACGAGGCATTTACATGTCACCCCACCTCCAAAAGCTGGATTGAGTTGGTTTTCACAGATCATCTTGCTGCAGCTCTATATCGAGTTCGACCAGTTTACGAAGATCATCTACCGATCGGATCTCAATCTTCCCATCCTGAAAGTCTCGCACCCATCTGCCAATCGCCGCCTGGACGATCTTGCGATACTTCGTTTTTGACTCGAGGATGCTCTCCAGAATAGCGATCTCGTGTTGGATAACTGCTTTCTGTGAATCCGAATCTGAACGTTTGTTCGAAAAATCCATTGTAGTCCCCTCGGTTCTCATGTAGGATGAGAATCAAGATAGCGGTTGCGAATACCGTGGCCACGGATTGCCGCTATCTTGCCGGGGGACCGGTGACTATTCAGGGGGGCGTTAGCGCGCCTCCCTTTTTACTGCTTGTGCACAATTGGAGGCTCATACGTCGCATACTCGTGCATTTGCGGACGCTTACGAACGACGCCGTTTTTCAGGTCCTCCAAGATGTACCCTAGTAGCCTGACGGCCGAAGGGATAACCGCTCTGCTATAGAAGTCTCTTGGCGATTCACCTTGATCAATTGAGAGAATTTCCTGCTCGCAGATTGCACCTGTATCGAAGCCATTATCTGCCCAGAACCACGTTGCGCCAGAGTATGTCTCCTTGCAACGAAAAGCCCATTTGATCGCATCCCTTCCCCGGTGACGAGGGAGTAAGGACGGATGGAATATCAAGGTTCCAAGACGTGGAGCTCTTAGCTCAGCTAGTTCGAGTTTGATCGTTAATAGAGGCGCCAGCGCTACATCACACTCACCTGCTGTAGGCACAATCATCATCCCATGCCGATGCACGCATTGGGTACACAAATCCACTACCGGGATTCCGGAATCGCCATAAATGTATACCTTGCTATTACCCATCTCGATCACCCACAAACTTGAATCCCTGTACGGCTCGAAAGTGGCCACCGTAGCCCGACGAGATGCTTGGGGACTTCCCTTGCTTGACCCTAGAATTCGCAATCGAATTGCCCGACTTTATTTTGTTGCTCCCGTACAGCATGGCACTCGTTTGAATCCATCGTTTGCCACGACGAAGAGCTGCACAGAGCTGCGGGTGGCTCGTGTGGAAGAACGTCGGAAACCTCTTATTTTTGCGTCCATTTCCTTCAAGATGGTACTGACATACCCATTCGAGAAACCGGAATCCTACGCCCGCGCCCTGCCATTCTGGCATCGTGACAAGTCGAGTGGCTCTGTACCCTTTTGCAGTGAAAAGCGGCGCAACCGCCAAATGACACGCCAGTTCCCCATCTACTGTCCCAACGAAGTACTCGGCCGCCGGAGGCATTGGCAGGTCTAAATAGTAATGCGATTTAAAAAAACGCCAGTAACTGGCGTTCGTCTTGAATATCTCCAACTCGAGTCTGGGTCGCCGAAGTCGACCACTCGCAAACGTACCGTCTTTTGTATCAAACACCCAATCGGGTTCTACCCACTCCAAGATATCGTAGTGGGGAGTGAGTAGCACCACCTTCCCACCCGGATTTGTGCGGCGCCACGCCTTCTGGAATGCCTGAGAGCCAATGCGCGCAATCTGTCGATCAATGACGGATGTAAACTCGTCCACCACGACTTGCTCGTGCCGCTCACAGACCAGACGAGCAAGCCCTGCGCGGAACTGCTCCCCGTTACTCAGCACATGGAACGGACGCAACCACGCAGGGACATCACCAAGTCCTACATTGGCCAGGGCTCCCGTTACTTCATTGAAATCACCGTCAGGCGCTACGCAATCAATAATCGGACGGTCTACAGGCCATCCCTTGGTGTAATCATGTATTTTATCGCCATCAAACAGACGTCTACCAATTGAGGTCTTTCCGCTGCCAGAAGGTCCTACGATGACACCAATGCTCCAATCTAAGTCCTCTATGGCCAGATCTGCAACAAGATCAAAGTTGCAACCATTCTCTGCGTTAAATAGACTCTTGACGCGAGCTGCCCGATAGCTTTGGAAGTCATCGACCTGATTGTGAACTTCCACCCTCATACGGACACCACCTTACACTTGAGTCCATCGGAAATTAGCCGGTTATACACACGTTCTTGGTCTGTCTCGTCTGTGCAGACAACGATTACACCGTACTGCTCATGGTACGTGGATCCCGAACCGCCGAGATCCGGTTCATCGTCACCAGGGTACACTTGTGCCATTAGTCGCTCGATCTCGTCTTCTCCAAACCCGGTGATCTCAATGTCGAAGTCGCCTGTGTCTAGCTCTTCAAGCAAATCCTTGAGCTTCGGTAGATCCCAGTCGCCGCCGGTTTTATTTAGCGCGATGTTCAGCGCTTTTTCCTTATCTTCGGGTAGATCCACTACGGATACGTCGATCTCAGTATATCCAAGCTCACGCAGGATCTTCAGGCGCTGGTGGCCACCGACTACGCGGCCGGTGCGCTCGTTCCAGATGATCGGGTCGATGTAGTCAAACTCGATGATGGCTTTTTTAAGGCGCTCATACTCTACGTCACCAGGCTGGAGATCTTCGCGGGGGTTGTATTGAGCCGTTACTAAACAATCAACCAATTTTTTATTAATTCGCAAATAATCGCCTCCAAATAGTGGTTGGAACTGATTTTATATACTAAAATTGAGTAGAGGAGGTGATGAAGTTGAATGATCGATTTGAACGCGAAGACTTTCACTGCCGCTTAACAGACCGTGATGTGACTGTGCAAAACAGGTACAGGCATGCAGGATATATCGGAACACCGACGATTCAGTGGGTATTTACAGGAGGTAAATGTCAGTATTCTAACGAATGTCTCCTGCAAGGCATAGATTGCATTTATGTTCCAACTATCGGAGGAGAAGATCCACATTAGATCACCCCAGCTCATCACCGGGGCGCAACTATAGTATCGCCACCAGCACGATCCTTACCGCCGGGTGGTCGGCGACGGAAAAGGAGGTCGCGTGGCCACCGGCAGTGATACCACGCACTTAGCAGGACCGTGATTGCAAACAAAATGCGCCACATAAGAGGCGCTGAGATAATACCGTGGGCGCGTCCGGCTTACTATCCGGCGGTCACTCATCCGTGACCCTTTGACTCCCATGATTGCATTATATATGCGAAATCGGTATAACGAGTCCGCTTATTTTCCGGTGTTTTTCCGGTGTTTTTCCGGCCATATTCCGGTTTACTATTTTTTCGGTTTAGTGAGGCGTATCTTGAGAGTATCAAGAAGTTTGCAAGCGTCACGCACAAATGCTTCCGCCTCGTGCAAATATTTGTTTTGAAGCGTTAAATCTAAGGAATTCTGGCTCATATATCGAATGTTTGAAAGCCGATTCTGTACGTCTAGCATTTGGCTATATTCGTCAGGTAGGAGATGAATGATC